ATCCTCGCGGTCAAGTCACAACGCCGCCGATATTTGGGCAGTTGGAACGCGGACTCTGACCAGCTTCGGAACTCTGGTTGCGGATATTGCCACGGCAGTCTGGGGCGCGGTAACGCGCACGCTGACGGCCATATCCGATTCATCGGGCATTACCACTTTACTTTCGCGGATCGCTTCGGCGCTCACGATCACCGGCGGCAAAGTGGACGTGAACGATAAAACAGGGTTTGCGATATCCGGCACGAAAACAACTCTCGATGCTCTTAATGATATTACAGCCGCAAGCGTCTGGGCGGTTGGAACGCGAACTCTTTCCAGCTTCGGGACTCTGGTTGCGGACATTGCCACGGCAGTCTGGGGCGCGGCAACGAGGACCCTGACGGCCATATCCGATTCGGCGGGTATTACCACTTTGCTTTCGCGGATCGCTGCGGCGCTCACGATCACCAGCGGCAAAGTGGACGTCAACGATAAAACAGGATTTGCGCTCACCTCTGCTTATGATCCCGCGAAGACCGCTCCGCCTTCCGCCTCCGACATAGCCGTTGCCGTTGAGCAACATATAATTAACGAATCCGACGGCGAACAGGTACTCAAGGCCATTACCGATAAGATCGCCGCCGTGGATCCGTCGCTTAGCGGTCTCTCTTTATCCGCAATCGCCGCGGCCGTACGCACAGAACTCACAACAGAACTGGCCAGGATCGATGCTGCTATTACATCGAGATTGGCGAGCGCCGGTTATGCTGCGCCACCCGCGGCAACGGCAATCCGTACTGAGATGGACTCCAACAGTACAAAACTTGCGCATCTGGATGCTGATGTCTCCTCGAGATTGGCGAGCGCCGGTTATACTGCGCCACCCGCGGCAACGGCAATCCGTACTGAGATGGACTCCAACAGTATAAAACTTGCGCATCTGGATGCTGATATATCCTCGCGGTCAAGTCACAACGCCGCCGATATTTGGGCAGTTGGAACGCGGACTCTGACCAGCTTCGGAACTCTGGTTGCGGATATTGCCACGGCAGTCTGGGGCGCGGCAACAAGGACTCTGACGGCCATATCCGATTCATCGGGTATTACCACTCTGCTTTCGCGGATCGCTTCGGCGCTCACGATCACCAGCGGCAAAGTGGACGTCAACGATAAAACAGGATTTGCGATATCCGGCACAAAAACAACTCTCGATGCCCTCAACGATATTACAGCCGCAAGCGTCTGGGCGGTTGGAACGCGGACTCTTTCCAGCTTCGGCACTCTGGTTGCGGACATTGCCACGGCAGTCTGGGGCGCGGCAACGCGGACCCTGACAGCCATATCCGATTCATCGGGCATTACCACTTTACTTTCGCGGATCGCTTCGGCGCTCACGATCACCGGCGGCAAAGTGGACGTCAACGATAAAACAGGGTTTGCGATATCCGGCACAAAAACAACTCTCGATGCCCTCAACGATATTACAGCCGCAAGCGTCTGGGCAGTTGGAACGAGAACTCTGACCAGTTTCGGCACTTTGGTTGCGGATATCGCCGCGGCAGTCTGGGCCGCGGCAACGCGAACGCTGACGGCCATATCCGATTCATCGGGTATTACCACTCTACTTTCGCGGATCGCTGCGGCGCTCACGATCACCAGCGGCAAAGTGGACGTGAACGATAAAACAGGGTTTGCGCTCACCTCTGCTTATGACGCCGCGAAGACGGCGGGAAGCGCTACGGTGGCCAATCAACTGGAAATGCTGACCGTAATTGATAAACTGGACGGAATGCTGGAAGCTGACGGTGTGGTTTCCCGGTTCACCGCCAACGCGCTGGAAGAAACGCCAGTGGGTAATGTCTCTTCGCTCATTTTCCCGGTGATGCGGGGGACCGTTTATTCGGCAACGGCACAGCAACGCGCCGAAATCCGCATAATGCGCGGGGACACGCCACAGATACCCTTTGATCTGGGCGCGGATTATGCCGGATGGACGGCACGATTCGCCGGGAAAGCATCCCTTGACGACACTACCTATGCGATGGCTATCCGCGACTGCACCTGGATTGATGACACGAAAGGCAGAGGCTATTTTGATCTGACAGCGGAGGATACCGTTGCGGCAGGACGGGTTATCGGCGAGATAGAGTTGTCCTGGAATTCCTCACGTCTTACGGCCATGCGGTTCCTGATTGTAATCCTGGAGGATATTATAAAATGACTTATTGCACGCTTGAAGATATCAAAGGAATCGTCCCGGAGCAGGATTTAATTGAATTGACGGACGACATGATCCCTGCCGAGACTATCATCGCGGCCAATGTGGATAAGGCCATTGCCGACGCGGGCGAAATGATCGACGGCTACATGCGTGCGCGCTATAGTTTGCCTCTGACGCCCGCTCCCGGCATGATTAATACCCTGGCCTGCGATATCGCAGTGTACCGTCTCTACGCGCGGCGCGTCAAACTAACGCCGCCGGAAGGTGTGTCCGAGCGCTACAAAAACGCGCTGAAACTTCTGGGCCAGATTCAAAAATGCGAAATCAGCCTGGGCGCGGGATCGTCCCCGACATCGGAGGTCTCCAATGATTCCGTTTCCGTCAGTGCTGCCGATCGCTTATTTACCCGTAAAACGATGGAGAAATACTGAGTATGCTAAGCGCCATTGAAGAAGCCATTGTTGCCCGAATTCAAACAAAATTAACCGAAGCGGTTACGCGCATTGACGTGCAGCGCGGCATTGAAGGCACACCGCAACCGGCAGTCTATGTTTCGGTGGAAGAAGGCATTTTTACCAGAGTTACCGACGATGTGATCCGCCAGACAGTCACCATTTATGTGGATGTCGTCTTTTCTAACTTGCAGTCGGAAGCGCAGCGCCGCAAGGGCGTCTATCCAATTATGGAAGGCGTGCTGGGGTGTCTGTTCGGGCAGAAACTCGGCCTCGAAATTACGCCGCTTGCGCCCAAATCGTTTCGCAATACTACTACTCCCGAATTAAAAGAAAAGGGGCTCATCGCCTATGCTTTAGAGTTGAACACCAGTTATCATATCAGGCGGATGGATGATGAAGTGGTCACAGATCTCTTAACCGTCGGTCTGTTATATTATCTGCAACCGGATGATGGAGTTGCGGATGCGGAGGATTTAGTCACGCTGCAGGTCGCACCCGCAGAAGAGGGAGTTTAGTAGATCCCGATCCCACCGCGTAGCGGTTAGGGACGGGATCAATTCGACCTACAAATTTCAGCGCGCTACGCTTCTGGAATTTGGGTCTCATTGAGGAGGATTTAATATGTTAGTTCAATCGGTTCCAGGTAGCAGGTGCCCGAAAGAAGGCAAGCCCAGAGAATACATCACCGATCAAACACCTGAGGATGTGCCGGATAGCGCCTATTACCTCAGGCTGGTTGCTGATGGCTCATTAATCCCCGTGTCCCCTGTCATTCCCGCCGTAGATGCCCTTCAGGGTATTCAGGCGGAAATCCAGGATAGCGGCAAGAAAAGAGGAGGTAAATAATAATCATGGCAAGCAAAAACATTTCATTTGATTCGATTCCCAGTTCCATCCGCAAGCCGGGCAAGTATTTTGAGTTCAACACCAAACTGGCGGTGCGGACTCTTCCGGCGAACCTTCAGCGCATGCTGATCATCGCGCAAAGTCTGACGGCGGGTACCATCGCGCAACTCATCCCCACACAGGTTTTCTCCGATGTGGACGCGGCCGCGTATTTTGGCAACGGCTCCATCGCCCACTTGATGGTTCGTGCGGCGATCAAAGCCAACGCTTATCTGGATTTGACCGTTTGCGCCCTGGATGATTCCGCAACAGCTCCGGTCGCCCGCGTGCAGACGCTGGCGCTGACCGGCCCGGCTACTTCTACCGGCGTGTTGACGCTTTATGTCGGCAACGTCATGTACCAGGTGGGCATTAATTCCGCAGACACCGCCACCATCGTCGGCACCGCGCTCAAAGCGGCGCTGGATAATGACCCGGCCCTTCCCTTCACGGTAGTTCATACGACCGGCACGCTGGTTTTTACCGCCAAAAACAAAGGCACCGTGGCCAACCAGATTGATTTTCTTTGCACCATTACCGCCACCGGCCTTACGGCTGTGAACACGGCGACCACACCCGGATCTGTTGACCCGGTACTCGCCACGGCTTTGGCCGCCTGTTTCGGCGAGCAGTACAACGTCATTGCCAGCCCATTTATTGATGCTACATCGCTCGCATCGCTCAAAACTCATCTGGATAACGTCTCCGGGCCGATGGAGCAACGTCCTGGCATTGGCATTATCGCCGATGACGACGCTCTGGGCACGGTTACCACTTTGACCGGTACCGTCAATTCCGGCCGCATCGTTTTAGCCTATCTGCGCGGTACCAAAAGCCCGGCTTATGAAGTCGCCAGTGCCTTTGCTGCGGTTATGGCTTATGAGGAAGACCCGGCCCGGCCATTAAATACCCTGGCGCTGGCTAATATCGCCGCTCCGGCTATAGCCGATCGGCTGTCACGGACAGAGCAGGAAAGTTGCCTGAATAACGGCACCGCGCCACTCGAAGTTGGTCCCGGCGAAGTTGTCCAGATCGTCCGCGCCATCACCACATATATCAAAGACCCCCAGGGGATACTTGATATTTCCATGCTGGATATCACCACTATCCGCACGCTCGATTATGTGCGGGCAGCTATCCGCACCCGCGTTGCGCTGAGATTCCCGCGCGAAAAGTTATCGAGTAAAACACCCAACGCTGTGCGCGATCAGATCATGGATGTGCTGGAGCAACTCGAAGAGTTGGAGATTGTGGAGAATGTAGCCGAAAATGCCGACGGCGTTATCTGCGAGCGCGATTTGCAGGATCCGAACCGGCTCAACGCGAAGATCCCCACGGATGTAGTCAACGGCCTGCATGTCTTCGCCGGTCGCATTGACTTGTTGCTGTAATAACGCGCTGCACGCGCACACCATAGACTCTCCCCCTTTTTAAAAGGGGGATTAAGGGGGATTTTAAAATGTCAGAATTATTTGTATCGCAGGTACTGCTGGAAGTAGACGGCAAGAGCGTCACCGATTTCAAGTCGGTGGAAGAAAAGGAATTCGAGCTGCACAAAGTCGTCAATTTGATGAACACCACCGGCCATACCAAAACAAAGGAACGCTATGGCGTCAACCTGGAATACGCCGTGCCTTTCGACGAGCCGGAGTTTGATTTTACTCAAGTCGCCGGTGGCAAGATCGTTATTGATTACCAGAACGGCACGCGCGTTAATTACAGCGGCGTCTATGTTTTGAAGGTCGGCGCATTGAAACACGATGGCGACAAGGAATCAAGTAAGACCATCGAGTTCTCCGCCAAAACGAAAAAGTAAACAACCTCGTCTCCTCCCCCTTTTTAAAAGGGGGATAGAGGGGGATTTTAAGAAAGGCACAGCACTATGTTAACAGAAAAAGGAACACTCCCCGTCGGCGTGGAATATGAAGGGAAAACACACAAGGATTTTGAAATCCGCGAACAGATTGTCGCCGATTCCATTAACGTCTTTGACAATCCGGCCCAGGGCGCGAAGGCCAGAGAAAACGCGCCGTATGCGAACCTCTGCGTCACGGCCAATATGCTCCTCAGCATCGGGACCATCCCTAAAGAGGATATCACTGCGGACTTGCTGATGGGTATGCTGCAAGAGGATTTGAACGCGATATCCCTGGCGGAAGTGGGGTTGGCAGCACAGCGCGAATCATTTCGCGGCAAAGAATAAAAACAGCCGCCAACTGATTGTGATGCTGTTAAAGATCGGCTTCACCTATCAGGAGGCGCTGGCTATGCCGGAAGGCGAAGCAATGGAATATATGAAAGCCTACACGGATTTGAGAACGCCCAAAGAAAAGGGCACAGGCACAAAACATATCGTAAAGAAAAAGGGTTAAGTAATTAAGTTTTCTTGAATCTTAAAACTTAAAACTTTTTTACTAGAGCGGAGTGAAACGAAGCGAATGCCGGACATGAAAGTATTTTTAGAACTGATCGCCAAGTCTGATAAATTCCAACAGGGAATGCAGCAGGGCGAACGTGCGCTTAAAGGTTTCCAGGGATTTGCGCAAAGAACCGGCCAGGTTGTTTCCGATCTGACGCAAAAGTTCGGCTTCCTCGGCAATGCGGCGGCGGCGCTTTCTTCCGGCCTTGTGATCAAGAAAATTTTTTCTCTTCAGGAGTATCTGCCCATCGATGACTCCCTCCTGCGTATGCGCGTCAACCTCAAAGCCACCGGCGCCGAAATGGATATCTTAAAAAACAAGATCGCCGCCTTCGCCGGGGAAAAAGGGCAGAACATAGGAACGTCCTTTCAGGTAGCAAACAAACTCTCTCTTAATTTTAATCAGGGCGACATTCTACAAATATTAGACAAAGCCGATAAAATGTCAAAGGCAACCGGTGATTCCCTTGACCTTACATCAGCCAGTATGGTGGAGATGATCAAGTTATTTAAGGTCTCAAACAAAGAGTTCGGCGGATTAGCTGATCACGTGATTGCATCAAGAATAAATATGGAAAAACTCGATACCATCATGCAGCGGCTGGCTCTTCATGGCGGCGGTAAAAAAGATTTTATAGAATCGCTTGGCATGGTACGCGGCCTCGAGATAGCGGGCATAACCAAAATGAGAAGCATTGTAGCGGTTAATAGTGTCTTGGATACGATTAACAACAAGGGCTTTATCTTGGAATCCCACGGCATTAAAGTAAAAGGGCGCAGTCAACTTGAAGTATTGACAGACCTTCAAACCTATATCAACAAGATGCAAAAAACTCACAGCGCGGCGGAAAACCTGAAACAGGCCGAAAGTTTCTTTGGCGCGGGCGGCAAAGAAGCTATGGACTTTGTTTTCGCCCACATGAAGGATTTCCAGGCAGGCATTGATGAAATGGGTCATGCTTCTGAAATCGCCACCGGACGCGCTGCGGCAGGGGCAGAGACGTGGGAAAATCAGTTAAACAGAATCAAAGGCCATCTCGGTGGCATCAAAACCGATTTGAGTACCATCTATGACCTGGCTAAAAAGCCGGTTAAATTCATGGCTGATTCTCCCAAGGCGACCAAAGCGGTAGGCTGGACAGCCGCAGGTTTATCAGTTGCCGTCCTTGCGGCATTAGGTTACGGAAATATCAAAAACGTTTTGAAAACTGTCGGAAAAACAGGCGTAGGGATTGCCGAAGGCAAGGCCATCGAAGCGGCCACGGGCATAACGCCTGTCTTTGTGACAAATATGCCCGCAGGCGGCATCATGGGCGCAGGCGGTCCCGGCACAATGGGCACGTTAGCTAAAGTTGGCAAATGGTTGGGCGGTCTCGGTGTAGCGGGGGCCGGAGTAACCATTGCAGCAATTGGGACAGCCATATTGACAGTTGGCACTGCTTTACATTCATTGCTTGATGTGGCTCGTGGCGGAAGTGGTCAAAACTGGATCAATAGGGGGGTTGCGGGTGAAGATCAGTTAGAGGCATTCAAGGGCAAGTGGGGTGACTGGGTTTATGATCTATTCCATAAGGCCGAAAATCCGGAAGTGAAAAACGATATCAAAATCAATATCAAAATCGATGAAGCGCGCCGGGTCGTTGCCGATATAGGCACACTGAAAAGCACAGAGTTTCAGGTCGGTTTAGACCGCGGCACGGCTTTTGGAAATTAAACTATGATCACAGACAATAGTTCAGCTCAAGAGAATCCGGCATTGGAGCCGCAGGAAGGCGTGCTCGATAGTTATCGTCTGGAGATGGAGACCCTCGAAGACACGTTTCCCAAAGCAATCGCTGAATATAAATATCCTTATGCCGACGGTTCCGATCTGGAAGATATGGGGCAAGAAGCCCATACGCTGAAGATCCGCTGCTGGTTCTATGATAACGCCGAGCAAAAAACCTACAGCAATCACATCGATCTGCTCAACTCACTGGCGCTGAAAGATTTGATTGATTTTGTCCATCCCAAATACGGCCTGATGTCTGTCAAAATCGTATCCATTGCCGTTACGCATAACGATCAAAAACGCACTGCCGTTTTGGATATTTCTCTTATCGAGCAGATGCGCGGCTACATCGAACCCACGGTGGCCAATACCAGCGTCCTTTCTTCGGGCGAGCAAGCTTATATCGATGGGCAGGATCAGCAGCAGCTAAAGCTCGCCGCTGACATTAAAAATCAACTGCCTAGGGCCGACTTCGGCATTGTCAGCAAAACCCTGGACTCGGCACTGGGTCTATTGGCACAGGTGCAGGAATATTCCAACACCGCCCGGTCTTTTGTCGGCAAAGTCGAAGGCTATATCTCCACCGCCGAGGCCGTGGTTAATCAGGTTGTCAGCCCGGTTAATTCCTTACAGGCAACCATCATTTATACCGAAACCCTGCCCGGCAGAATATTGGAGTCCCTGACCGGCGCAGTGGAAAAGGTGGCGCTCCTTTATACGTCCCTGCTCGATTCCCCCGCCATCTATATGTCGCGGCTGGATGACGCTTTTGATGATTTGCAGGATTCCTTTTTAGCCCTCGGCGACGATAGTGTCATGAACGATCATCTGGAAATCGCCTGCGCCCAGCGCATCGCGCTGGAGGCCGCATCCATCTATGCCGACGATGAGCAAGCTTTTCTCGATGCCGATCCGGATATCCAGATAATGAACATCCGGGAACTCGAAGAAACGCTGGACATAGTCCGCACGCGGCTGGAAGCGGCCGTGAACTTGGCCCGCGATATGGACAGCCTCAAACAGACGGCGGAAAATCTGCTCAATCATGTCAACTCCGTGCGCCTGGAGCGCGAGAAGATGATTGCAGTTACATTGGATAACCCCATGCCGCTGCATCTGGTTTGCCTGAAATACGGCTTGCCCTATACGGACGCGGAACGCCTGCTCCGGATCAACCACATTCGACAGCCCAACTTTACCGACGGGGAGGTGCTGGTCTATGTCCGATAAAGTTGAGCTGCGCGTAGGCGCGGACATTAAAAATAAAAAACCCGGCATCAAGATTGAGCATTTTATCAGCTATCATATTGACGCCGATCTCTATACGCCCGCCGATCTTTTCCGGCTGGAGTTGGCCAACCCGGAAACAAAAATTAAAAAGGGCTTTCTTTGTGAAGTTTTTATAAATGACAAAAAAGAATTAACGGGGATCATTGATAAGGTGCATCGCAAAGTCAAAAAAAGCGGCGTGTCTCTGGCCGTGGAAGGCCGCGACTACATGGGGCTGCTGGTGGATTCCCACTGCGAGCCGCCTTTCTGCACCGTCACTAATATGAAACTCAAGGCATTAGCGGAAAAACTTTTAGCCAAAGTGCCCTTTATCAATCGCAAGGATATTATTTATCAGCAGAACGTCGTCGGGAAATATAAAGGCAAGAAAAAAATGGGAAAAAGTTCAACCTCAGCCGGTTATCTTTCCGCTCTCGATACCGGTCAGAAGATCGGACAAATTGAACCAGGCATGACCATCTTTGAAGTATTAAAAAATTATTCCCTGAGCCGCGGAATGCTTTTTTACTGTATGCCGGACGGCACACTGGTCTTTGGCAGGCCAATGGTCAAAGGCGAGCCGGAATACGCACTGACCATGTTGAAAACCGGCAAGGGCAACAATGTCACAGAATCCGAGGTGATCGAAGATATATCCAAATGCTATTCCAAATATACCGTACTCGGCCAACAGCAGGGTTCGCAGGGCTATTTAGAAGCAACTCAAATTAATACAAATAACAATAGCACCCCGTGCATTGATGCGGATTTTCCCTTCTACAAGCCTTTTGTAACATTGGACAATAACGATAACGTCAGTCCGGCCATGCGCGCCCGGATGCTCATGGAAAAGCACCGCCGCGAGGGGGAAAAGCTCATATATACAGTAGGCCGCCACAGCCAGAACAAACAAAACTGGATGATCAATAAATTTTGTCACATTAAAGACGAAGTGCAGGGCCTGGACGGCGATTATCTTATTTATGGCCGGACGTTTGAACTTTCCAAACAGGACGGCCCGACAACAAAAATAAAACTGGGCTTACCGGGGTTGATAGCATGATTCGTGGCATGATTCGTGGCATTGTCATAAAAGTAACTGAAGGATTCATTAAACTCTTTTCCGCTACCGGCCGGACTGACGAGTCGTTTGATCAACGGGAATATTTCCAGCATTACGGTTATACGTCCCGGCCGCTTCCGGGCGCGGAGATCATCATTATCAGAGAGGGCAATCTTATTATTGGCATCGCCTCGGATGATCGCCGGTACCGCATTTCCTTAGAAGAGGGCGAAGTCGCGCTCTATACCGATGAGGGCGACAAAGTGCATTTGAAACGCGGCATGATTATGGAAGTCGTCTGCGGTAATAAACTCACAGCCACAGTGACAAACGAAGTGGACATCACCACCAAAGTGGCCAAAATCGTCGCCACCACAAGCTGTGATGTAACCAGCCCGGCGGTAACAGTCAATGCCTCTGTGAGTTGTGATGTGACCAGCCCGGCGGTGACAGTCAATGCCGCCACAAGCGTTATACTCAACAGCCCCTCGGTTATTTTGGGCGGCAGTTTGGGCACACCCCGTTTTATAATGGATGAGCGGCTGATTACCTGGCTGCTCAATCATACCCACAGCGGTGGAGCTACACCGGGGCAGGCGTTGTTGGCGGCGAATGTTTGTACCACTATAGTCAAGGGAGCATAGCGATAATGGATTTTGCCATTACCATCAATAACCAGACCGGCCTTGCGGCCATGACATTTGATCAGGCCGGCACGCTGATGAATAATATTTATTTATCGCTGACGGTGCAGCAGGGCTCGTTTTTTGCCGATACTTCTTTCGGGTCCCGCCTCTATTTGCTGCGGCGCGCAAAGAACACCGAAACAACAATGCGCCTGGCTATCGACTACTGCAAAGAGGCGCTCCAATGGCTGATTGATACAAATAAAGCGGTGGCCGTCGATGTCTGGGCCGAGCGTGACCGGACACAGGATTTGAACCGGCTGAAATTGTTCATTGAAGTGACACCATATATCGGCGCAGACCCGGTGGCATTTTCGACATTTATCGAGGTAGTATAAGATGAACTTCCAAAAGGATTTTGACACATTATTTAAGGGGATCACAACTGACTATAACAACCAGTCATTTCGGGATGATGCCGGTAATATCGTCCTGGCCGATGCATCTAAGGGCACTTTGCTCTATTTAAAAAATGCCTGCTACGCTTCCGCTCTTTGGGGCTTATATAAATATCAGGATTGGATTGCCCAGCAGATTTTTCCGGATACGGCGGAAACAGAATATCTGGAGCATCACGGCTGGGTGCGCGGGATTTCTAGAACTATAGACGAAACCGATGCCGCCTATCTGGGCCGTCTTCTGGAGTATATCCGCCGTCCACCGGCGGGAGGCAACAAATACGATTACGTTAAATGGGCGCTGGAGGTAAATGGCGTAGCCGCTGCCTGGTGCATCCCTATCCCCGCGAATGTGCCTGGCACCGTGGACGTCGTTATCCTCGCCAATGTTCTAACAACCGGCAGCGAGATCCCCAGCTCATCGGCAAGGATCTCCGTGAACACTTCCGTCACCGCGGGCAAGCTCGTAGATTCAGCGGCCGCTTTCACGACGCCCCACGCCGTGGACATAGGCGACATCGTGGAAAACCCGCTCCGGGGGACGCGAACCACCGTCACCGCCGTAGACAGCGCCACGCAGCTCGCTCTCGCCGCCGATATTTTCAAGTTTGTGGGCGATCCATATATAGTTCACTGCCAGACAGGGACAAATACCGCCGTCGCCGCGGGCAAGCTGGTAGACAGCAACGTTGCCCACTATTTCCTTGACGTCGTTTATACCGTCAAAATTGGCGATATCGTCGAAAACGTCACCGACAACACACAAACCACCGTCACCGCCGTAGACAGCGCGACACAACTCTCTCTCGCCGCGGATATTTTCACGGCAACCGGCAAGACGTACTTAATCCGGGGTCTGGTCGGAGACGTAAAAAAATACATTGATCCGCTGCGGCCGGTCACCGCATCTAAAGTAAACATTGTCGCGCCGACAACGGTCACCCAGGCGATAACTATGACTGTCACTGGTTCTAATCTCGACAACCTCGCCATCGCCGCCGATATAGCGGCGTATCTCAATGCCATGATCCCCGGACAAACGCTCTATCGCGCGAAGCTCATGCAAATCGCTATGGACAACGGCGCGGACAACGTCGCCGTGGCGACGCCTGCCGCGGACGTGACGGCGACGTCTTATCAAATGATCAGGCCGGGGGTGATTAGTGTTTCATAAGGATGCGCTTAAATTATTGTTTCCAGTGGAACTGACGGGCGTGTTTGCCGATGACATCGCCCTTGAGGGTAAATACCTCGATGCAGCACAGGCGAGCGCAGAACAATTATTGCGAGAGATGCTGCCCCAGTCTGCCGGGGATACTATAGCCGATTGGGAGCTGGTTTACGGTCTCACCCCGGCCATAACGGATACACTCCAGATGCGCCAGGTGCGGGTTATCGCCAAAATGCGGGAGCGGGGAGGGTTGTCCTTTCCCTATTTTACAGCCCTCGCGACAGCTATGGGTTACGTTGTAACGATCGAAGAATTGTTGGGCAATACAGACGGCTACGGCCCGGAAGGAATATTCCGGTGGCGCGTCACATTCACGGGCACTCCGCTTTATTATTTCCGCGCGGGGCAGTCCATAGCCGGTGAGCGGCTCGTCGATGGGCCGGTGGCCACCGCATTGGAGGGGCTTTTTACCGACCTGAAACCAGCACATACACTTATAATTTTCGCTTACAGTTAAAAGGAGAAAATCATTATGACAAAAACAATATTTTCCGACACCCCCCCACTGGGAACAGTTGTCACGGCAGCATTTCTCAATTTATTAAATAATCATCGCCACGCCGGGACCGACACTGACGGCGACGGCGCGCTGGACTATGCCGTTTCCAGCGGCAGCGCGAATGCTTACGCCATCACATTAGCACTGGCATTGACTGCAAACATTCAGGGTATGCCTATTCGGTTTAAGGCCAATTTTACCAACACCGGAGCCGTCACGCTGGCGATTAACGGGATGACGGCCGTAGCACTAAAAAAGAATGTCAATGCACCCCTGGTGGCGGGAGATATTCAATCAGGGCAAATTTATACTGTTTGTTTTGACGGTACATATTTTCAGGTGTTCAATGGGACTTTTTTGGGAGTGAATGATTTCGCCGCAAACCTCTCGGGGAATGGTTTTCAAAAATTGCCGGGTGGATATATTCAGCAATGGGGGTATTGTATAACGGATAGTAACGGCATTGCAAATGTAACTTTCCCGACTCCTTTTCTCGTGGCTTGTTATGGTGCATATCCTAGTGCTTTTGTTTCCGGTCCTGTAATTACTGCCAACCATGCTGCGCCTATAACAACTGGAGCATCCTTCATAACCTGGGCATTAAGCGGGGCAGTAGCACCCACGATAAGTTTATATTGGAACGCTATTGGTAAATGAGGACAGAATATTTACAGGAAAAGGAAACGGCGACAAAATGATGCCCCCGAAATCCGGAAACTCTATAAGGGATTCAAAATAGAGGTTGTCCAGACTTCTTATATGTCTGCCGGTGCGGACAAAAAGAAAAAGGTAAATGAGTTATTGATCATGAATTACTAGATCGGCGGCGGGGATAATCAAATAAAACTTGATACAATCAAATGACTTTGGGAAGTGATTTATCGCGCGTTTTGCCCTCCCACTATCTCACGCCGCCACACGGAATAGATT